AAAGGTTTTCTTGCAAGTGGAACTGTCAAAGGCTGACATCGAAGTGCTGAAACCAATTCGTGAAAATGAAGTGGTGCAAGCATTGGTGCGGAAAACATATCTTCCAACTATCGAACTTGATGCCCCTATCGGTCAGATTATCGACTTGTGGCTGACTGTGGATAGTAAAGACAAGACACCAATGGAATCAGTTCTTGCATTGAAAGTTCGAACACGTTTGATGGAACTGATTGAAGCTGGTCTTACTCGACTAGAAACCGATAAGACTGAAGTAACTGAAGTTGTTGTTGACTGGAAGCCTGATTATTCTTTGGAAGATGATGAATTGTATGTCGAATGGACTGCAAGAAATGGAGTCATTACACACACAGAATTTCAGATGTCACAAATTTCAGTGCTTGCAGAAAAGAAAGAAGAAACACCTGAACAAACAGCAAAGCGTTTGAAGATGGATTCTGCACGGTAAACGTGTGGTACAATATTATTAAATACGACACTAAAGTCTCTAAAATGACTAATGACTAAACATTATGAGTGAAACTCAAAAAGAACAAACAGTAGCAGTTGAAGAAAAAGTTGAAGTTGATCTTGATTTCAAGATTGAAGACCTTGCGGATGATGCTTCACCTGAAGATACCCAAAAAGCGATTAAAACTTTAACAGCACAAAAGGCTCATTGGCGGAAGAAGTATGAAGATGCTTCAAAAGTTGATGAAACCAAAGATGTGAAGATTGAAGAAAAGAAGACTGAAGTGAAAGCTGATACGTCTGAACTGACTCAATCTGACATCATCACATTAGCTCGAAGTGAACTTGCAGATGAAGACATCCCTGAAGTTTTGGAATACGCCAAACTCAAAGGTGTTTCACTAAAAGAAGCTTTGACATCAAATGTTGTGCAAGCAATTCTTTCAACAAACAAAGAAGCACGGACTGTTGCAGATGCATCAAATACCGGCAAGACTGCACAAACCACAAGCGGAACATCAGATGATGAATTGATGGCAAACGCCAAAAAGGGAATCATGCCTGACTCCGATGCAGATATGGAACGTCTTGCAAAGCTTCGACTTGGAGTTAAATAGGAAAAAATAGGTGAATTAATTCCTTAATTTTAATTCACATGGCTAATACAATAAGTTCACGAACATATCGTGACAAATACCGAATGGCGACTATCGCACAACAGCTTCGAAACCGATTGGTGGCTGAAGCAATCTGTGATGTTGACCGAACTGACAACAAGCGAATTCAATCACCATATGGCTCAATCCCATCTGCGACTGTTCAAGCTATTGCCGGCACGTACTCAATTGACGACTTCACAACTACAGACGACACACTGACTGTGACTGATGAAGTCATCGTTGCTGAACACATCCACGATTTTGAAGACATCCTGACAAACTTCGACATGTTTGCAAGCCGAACTGATGAAACTGTCTACGCTGTTGCCAACAAGATTGACCGATTCGTTCTCAACAACCTGACTGAAGATGCAACAGGTGCATACACAACCGCAGCGGGTGGATTCACAACTGTTGCAAACGTGAACAAGATCATGGGTGACTTGATCGGACTCGTTGCAGGGTACGCTGATGTATACAAGGGACTCTTCCTTGTTATCGAAAACACTGAAGTGACTGGCTTCATGCAAGCACAATCAACAAATGGTTTCAGTTTCGCTGATTCTGCTTTGAAGAACGGCTTCATGGATTCATACAACGGTGTGGACATCCACGTTGTACGATCAGGAACATTCGCAAGTGAAACACTTGGAACAACTACTTACACCAACGCCGGACACCGTGTCTTTGGAGTAAAGAATGTTGCGACATACGCTTCACCACGTGGAATTCGTTTCGAAGAAAAGATGGTTTCAGGTAAAACTGGAATGGAAGTTGTGACTTACGGATACATCGGATTCAAACTTTGGGCACCAAAGACTGCACTCGTTGTTGACATCACACTGACCGCCTAAATTACTCACTCCCTTCATTGGGAGTGTTTGGGTTGTGAAATGAGTTTTGTTCACCTATTTCTCAAATCGTAGCCCATACACTCTCATTGAAGGTAATCAACATAAAAAATATGGCAAAGAAAGAAGTACAAGAAGAAATTCAAGATGAAGCATTGGAAGAAACAACTGAAGAAGTAGTCACTGATGTGAATGCATTCGGAAACGCTGTCTACACCAAAGCAACTTTCAAGGAACTTATGGAAAAATACAAGAAGCAAAATCCAAAAAAGTACGCTATGAAAGAAAAAGCACTTGAAGCGACACTGAAGACATTGAAATAATTTCTACCCAACTTAATTGTTGGGGACAGATTATGATCTGTCACAATTTGTCTTCATTAATTAATTTAAAAATATGAGCATACAATTTTCAGACACAACAACCAAAGACGGAATCATCCAAAACATCGAAGATGAATGCGGATTCAATGATGGTGACATCACTGACAATCCGACTTTGCTTGCAAAATTCACAGGTGATGTGAACAATGCGTTGGATGAAATTTATGCTCTGATTTTTAAATCAGGTGGAGTGTGGCAATTCGATGACATTAATCACGCAAAATACCCATTCATTGAAGCTCAAATGACTTCAGGGAAGCGTGATTACGCCTTCACCACTGACCAACAAGGAAATTTGATTCTTGATATTTACAAAGTGATGGCAAAAGACGAAAACGGCGTATATCAAGAACTCACACAAGTTGACCAACAAGCCAAAAATACAAATCGAACCAATGTTGACTCGTTTTCTAACGGCTTGAATAAACAAGGGACACCAACACGATACGATATGACTGCAAATGGAATCTTCCTTGACCCAATTCCCGCTTACACACCTGATGAATTTGGGGTGAAAGTATTTATCAATCGGGAAGGTTCATATTTTGCACCCACTGATACTTTAAAGAAAGCGGGCTTCAGTGGACTGTTTCATTATCTTCTTGTGCTTTTACCGGCATATAAATACGCTCGTATTCACTCACTTCCACAAGTGACACGAATCGAGAATGATATAATGAAAATGAAAGGTGAACTGACAATCTCATATGGTCAACGATCACGAGATATTAAAAGAAAACTAATCCCGAATCGGGAATCTAACAAATAATAATTTATGGCTACTTTCAATAAAGTAAACTCATTCGTTGAAGCACTTGCAGAAAAGGTTCACAACCTCGGTTCTGACCAACTCGTGATTGCTTTGACAAACATTGCACACAACGCATCTTGGACACAACTATCAGACTTGACACAGGTTGCTTATACAAACCTTTCAAGTCAAAACATCACAACCACATCATCAACACAGACAAGTGGAACGTACAAACTGACACTGACTGACCTTGTACTTACGTCTTCAGGTGGAACAACCGGTGCATTCCGCTACGTGTACATCTACAACGACACAGCAACAAATGATGAACTCATTGGTTACTACGATTACGGAAGTTCAATTACACTTCAAGATGGTGACACATTTACTATCGACTTTGACGCATCAAACGGCGTTCTAACACTCGCATAATCATGAATAAATCTGAATTAGAATTGGAAATCACATCAAAATCTTTAAAGGTTATTGAAACAATTGAAGAAAATGATGCTAAGAAAAATGATGCAAATGTGAAGTCTTACATCACAAATGTGATGGAACAAGATGGAAAATCAGTTCGTGGGCGAAACATTGGTTGGTACACAATTGATGAAGGTACTGAAAATGAACAAGCATTCTTTCGTGATACACCTGTTGCAAAGCGTGATTGGATTGATAAATTCACAGGAATGCTTAATAAGCTTTCACCCGAAACATTTCTTCGATTTAAAATTGAAAGTGTTGATGAAGAAGACCGAAGTGGGTACGCAACAGTGATCAAAATGAATGAAGACAAAACTGTTTCTGAAATGCGTATCTTCATGTATCGAGATACTGTAGGAAACGAAAACACTTACGCTGAAATTAAGTAATAGAATATGGCATTCCCTAGTGACTACACAAAATATCAAGAAGTCACGATTGATGCAACGAAAGTAACCGCTGATCAGACTGATTTCGTTGTATATGTTGACTTGGCTGAACTTGTGAAAGCAGGTGCGGACATTTTTGATACGTGTCGCACTGATGGGGGTGATATTCGAGCAACTAAAACAGACGGCACAACTGAATTGCCGATTGAAATAGTAACCATTGATACTACTGGTAAAACTGGTGAAGTTCACATCAAATTCACAGGTACACTTTCAAGTTCGACTGACACAGTTATTCGGATTTGGTACAACGGAGCTGATACAGTACCATCGGTAAGTTCAACGTACGGACGCAACAATGTGTGGTCTGACTATGTAGCTGTTCATCACATGCAAGAAGCATCAGGCACAAGAGTTGACTCTACAGGAAACGGTAACAATTTAAGCAGTTCAGGACTTGATGCCAACATTGATGGAAAATTAGGAAAAGCTGTTGATTTAGAAACTGATAATAATAGCTATTTAAGTGCGGGTAATGTCGCAAGAGTAAATGCATCAGGTTTTACTTTGTCTGCTTGGATGAATAAAGAGTCTAATGTGTTTGGTTATTTGGCACAAAGAGGTGCTGGTGACAGTGATTTAAATTATCGTATTGAAATCGGTGCAACTTCTGGTGGTGGTTTTTACCGAAAAGTGGGTAGCAATATGCGTAATGCAACACACTCACAAAGTTGGTCAACTGGTGTGGATTATATGATTCAAGCCACACAAGGAAGCAATGGTGGTAAATTATATAGAAACAAAACACAAATAGCTTCAGATGGATTTACAGGGAATATATCAGGTGGAGATAATGGAAATTATGTAGTAGGAGCTAGAGACAGAGGTTCAGGTGCAACAAACCATTTTGATGGTTGGATTGATGAATTTAGAATCAAAGCAAGCGAAGATAGTGTTTCAAGAATGAACACTGAATATGAGAACCAAAATGCCCCTGCCACTTTTTCTTCTGCAGGTGATGAAGAAGGTTCAAGTGGCACAGACTATCCAATCACCGCATCAGTTGGTGCATTCACACTCACAGGTGTTATCACAGCACTTCAAATTGGTCTTCAACTCATTGCATCAGTTGGCACATTTGCACTGACAGGAATTGCAACAGGATTTAAATTCGGGAAAACACTTATTGCGAACACAGGAACTTTCGTTCTCACTGGTATTGAAGCAGTTTTGATTGCCGGCGGAAGACTTTCGGCTGAAGTTGGAACTTTCGTTCTTACCGGTATTGATGCGACACTCGCAATCCCACGGCGGTTCTTGGCTGAAGTTGGTGAATTTACATTGACTGGAATTGACATTAATTTCCGATCAGGGAAAGCGATGATTGCTTCAGTTGGCACATTTGCTTTAACTGGATTTGATGCACTGTTTGGACTTGGAAAAGGAATGATGACATCAGTTGGGAACTTCACATTAACTGGATTTACTGTCACATTCGTGTGGGTCAAACGAATTACAGCAGGTGTTGGGTCATTTATTCTCACTGGTATTAATGCAATTCTTCGCCCTTCAAATATTTGGAGTAACCCATCAGACAAAAACAATGCTGATTGGGTTAATAAAGACAAATCTTAATATGACACCTTCAGAAAGAAAATTAATGGAAACACTTCAGACGATGCAAAAGCAAATCGACAGTCTGATAAAATGGAAGGAAGAGAAAACCCGACAACAAATTTCATTACCGTTGGATGAACCTTCAAAAAACATTATCAATAACGCTTAATATATGTTTGTAACACCGAATCAAGAAACAAAACAACACCTTGAAACCAACGAAAGTGACCTTTCGGGGACAATTTACCGTTCAAGAAACATTGACCTTGATGATGCGGGGTATATTAAGCTTGCTGAAGTGGCGGTTTCCGTCATGACTGAAGACGATGATGCTGATTTGGACACTGTTGATGCAATGAACACATCTGATAATGATATTAAGCTAAATGGCGATGAAGTCTTTTCAGGTGAAATGGACATGACACCATTTAGCAACGGTTCAGCGGACACAAACCGCCCAACACCATCAGTTGA